GTAGTTTGTTGTATAGCTATTCTTAATAATGTAAATGATTGTATACACTTTAATACAGCCCATATTGGTTTCCATATGGCAAGAGCTAATCCTACTATTGCATGTGTAGCCAAGAATAAAATAACCACTCCAATACCTGTAAATAATGGTATTAAAGGGTGAAGTGTTGATTTTAAGTGTATCAAGTGGTCTAATAATCTATTGACACCGATTAAACATTTATTTAATACAGGCAAGAAAGCTTCTGCCATTTTTCCTGTAAATTCTAACCATTGTTGTTGAACAAGTCTTAATTGGTTAGCGAATGTGTCTTGTGTCTTAACGAAGTCGCCTTGGATTACTCCTGTTCTCTTCATGACATAGTTATATCTCAATGCAACCTTTTCGGCTTGAGACATTTCTTTCCACTTTTTCTTTATACCTAATGTGTGCATATACTCTTGCATAGTTGCAACAGATATATCAATACCTATTTTTCTTAATGGGATTACCATACCAGCCATCCCTGAACGTAACTTAGAGAATGCAACATCAATTGGTATGTTATAGAATGAAGCCAAGTCTCCTGCAAGCCCTGTTAAAGACATTGCCATTTCCCCTGCTTTTTTCTGTGCTATACCTGAAGATTGTATTTGAGATGCTAATGTACCAGCATAGTTCTTAGCGTTCATTTCGTTAAGTCCATAAGCTTTTAATGTAGTCTTTGCCCAAGCATCTACTGCACCTGAATTTTTACCATATGCTACGTCAACAATGTTTTGTACTTCAACTAAACTTGAAGCATACATTATCGCACTTTTAATCATATTGCCGAATCCATATACAACATTCATTGCTAAGTTAGCAACAATGTTACCGAGTGCAAATCTAGTTACTAAACTGTTTTTAACTTTTTCCCATGCAGTTGCTTCTTTCTTTAAAGAACGTGAAACTCTTTCTGTAGAGTTAACAACTTTGTTTTGAGCATTTTGAACCTTCTCATAATTAGTAGCCATCTTAGATAGATTCATTCTAGCTTGAGATAAATCTACACCTGTGTTCATCTTCTTCATAAGTTTAAGAGTAACCATTAATGCTTTATTTATGTTTTTTAGTGTGCCAGTAACTCTGTCTTGCAACACTAAACTTGTTTTTACTGAAGCCATTATATATCCTCTTAATTTAATGTATAAATTCCCAAATATGTAAACGTTTAAGGTGGGTTAATATCTCTTTGGTATGTTTGTACCTATTTAATATTTAACCCACCTTAAAGTTCACTGAACCCAGACGAGAATGAATATTTAAATCACTTCCGTTGAGCTTTTTTATCTCTATCAATTTTTTCTTGAATCAAAGCAATTACTACTGCTCTTTCTCCTCTCGACATATTTAATAGTTTGGAAGGTTCCCAATGTAATTCATGTAATGCAAAGTATGCATACCAAAAGTCTGATTGACCTTCCTTTAGTCGTTTTTTGCTTCTTTAACCAATTCTTCTTCGTCTTCATCGAATCCTGATAGTTCAGTAATTCTTTTAACGAGTTCTTGAATTTCTCCTGCATTAAGATATTTATATAAGAATTCTTCGGGTGTTCTACATCCCATCTTTTTCATATCGTCTGCAATTTTAAAGTTTGGTTCTATTGTATGATTAAGTACAACTTGTTCATTAAATGACTTGTTATCATAATCTATTTTGTTTTTCTTTCCAATCGCCATAGCTCTTGACTGATACCTAGAGAACTCGTCTCCTGTCATCGCTTTAATTGTGAATGTGTAATCTTTCAATCGCTTAGAAATAACTACTGCTTCGGTTAATCCATCTACAGGGTTATCCATTAAAAAATCTAATAATGATTTCTTTTCAGATGCTTGTTTACTCATGTTTTTCTCTCTTTCCTATTGTTTCTATTACAATGCTATTAAGCACTTATAGTGCTACTGGTTTATCAAAGCTACTTGTTACATCGAAGTCATCGAATGTGAAGTCACAATCTTCTTCTAGTACTTCAGCTTGAGTATCTAATTTTGCTAATACAGTTGTGTCTATATTGCAGTTGTATAAAACTATCGTTTGAGTACCAACACTTGATGTTGGGTCAGTGTTTTCAACTGTAATATCGAAGTTCACATCTATACCTGTTTTGTTATATGCAAGAGCTAATTGTCTGAATGCAGATGTAACATAATACATCGTCATTGAGCCTTTACCCTTCCAACCAGAAGTCTTATTTTGAACTCCTCTTTTACCAAGAGTTTTTACTTCTGTCTTATTTTTTTCCATTGATGCTTCAAGAGATTTGATTTGAAATAATTCTGTTACTACACCGCTTATAACGGCAGTAGCTTTTCCTTCTTGACCACTAATGGTATCTATTGCTCGTAAGTATGCCATTTATTTTATCTCCATTCTTAATTTAAGCTAACTGTCATGTATAATTTTTCCATTGAATCTACAGGTTGAATTGCTACGTTTACTACAACGCTATCAACATCATCTCCTGCGGTAACGGATAAATCTGTCGTACTATCAAAGTTTTGAACAGCATGTACAGCTTGAAGTTTATAAATGTAGCTTCCTAAATCGTTCTGATAGATTCCTCTACCTGAATTATCATTGTCTACTTTACCTTCATAACTTGCTTCCCAAAGTGACTTTGCTGAATTATTCATTTCATCTAAGCAACGAATAACTCTGTTCTTTCTGAATGCATATCCCTTAGTAGGAACTGTTGCAGTAAATGTATTTATATCTTGTTCAATCTTGATTGTTCCATCTTGACGTTTAGATAATACCATTTGTCCTGCATTTAATGCATCTATAATTGCTTGGTTTGTCAACTCACCTGTAATGCTTGTAGCATCTTGAATTGCAAAGTTTGTTAATGATTGGAATACTTCTGCACCAGCAGTTAAGCCAGCTACTGTAGCAACGAATGTTGCAGGAGCTATTGTTTCTGTTGCAGTTGTGTAACCTTGACTAACAGATATTACACCTTCATAATTAGCTGTTGGATAGTTATAAAGAACTACTTGACATTTAACACCTTGGTTATCTCTTAAATCTTTAATGAAAGATAATACGTTAGTGCATAATGTACCATCTGTTGAAGGTATTGCCATTGTATTGAATGTGTGTTTTGTTATCTCTGCTAAGTATGCTGGGTAAGCTGTTGTTGAAGTAACTGTTCCATTTGTTCCACCTGTTAAAGAAGTTCCTGCATTTAATACTGGAGCACCTGTTCCTGTGAAGTGAACGAAAGAGTTGTCTACTAAAGTATCAACTGTAGCAACTGTTTGTCTGTCTTGTTCTATACCATTATAAAAAGTAACTACATCAAATAATGAGTTCTTTGCAACTATTGCTATACTAATGTTGTTTCCACAAACACCTGAATATAAAGCTGTTGCTGTTAAAGGTGCTACTGTTGCATGTGAAGCTACTCCACCAATATCAAGTCTATAAATTATAGCCTTATAACATCCTCTTAATGCTTCTCTGTAGATTTGAGCATTAACATCAAATGCATCATATCCTATTTTTGCTAAACTTGTTCCATCTAAAAGGTCTGTGCTGTATAATTCAGTTACAGTTGCTCCCCAACTCATAGCTAATGGCATTGTCATAATACCACGAGTACCTAATTTGGAAAGAGGTTTTGCAACACTTTTAAAGTTAATATACGCACCTGGTCTCACCTTATTTTGTGAAGTCCAAGTTCCACCTACTCCTGTCATATTTATCCTCCATTTTTTGTATTTGTATTTATCGTTAATTGTTCTTGTTTTGCTACACCATCTAATTGTTTATAAACTCTCATCGGGTAACTTACAAAAAATTGCATAACATCGTCTACTATCTTGTAATCCATGTGTCTTCCAATTATTGGAAGTGTTAATTCGTGGGTACCATATTCAACATCAATCGTAGAAAGTAAGTCCATAAGGTCTGAACCCATATTATTTAATTGTGTATTTGTATCGGTAGCGTTTATATCTACTTCGTATGATACTTGCATTTGATAAAGTCTGTCATATTTGTTAGAACTTTCTTTCCATTGTGTCAAATCTAATTGTTCCACATAAAAGAATGGTCTTTCAGAACCTTGTTGAATTGTTTCATCCCTTAAAGAGACATTAGGATACGCACCATATATCTTAGCGATAATGGCATCTATAATTGTTGTTCCATTAATCATTCCTCTAAATCTCCAAGTCCTTTTCCGTTTCTTTGTATAAAGTCGTTTATAAACCTTTTATATCTTGCATTCAGTCTATATTGTGTCTTGGTAACATTAATTCTCATCATATGTTTACCTTTATATTCTTTATGTTTAAGAAGCATACCTTCTTTAGAATTAGGGTCATATATGAACTTACCACCAGACCAATAACCTGGAACAAATCTGCTCTCTATGCCTTTTTTAGTTGATGACCAACCATCTTCGACATAACTCGCATAACCTATAGGATTGAATATGTCTATCGAGTATAAATCTTGATAATGTACATAATCTGTTGCTACCCAATTTTGTTTTAATAAACCTGTATCTACAGGTGTGTCTCTCTTAATCATATCTACAGTTTCATTTGCCACTTCCATCAGAAAGTCTTTAGTAGCATTATTAGCTGTACTTGCAAGACTTGAAATATCATCTGCATATTTTTTAAACTCTTCATAATCAAAAAAGAAACTCATAACTACGCATCTCCAAGTATTGTAAATAGTAATTCTTGATGTCCTTGAAACATTTTAGGATTATTATTTGTATTCCCCGAATATGTTGCCATTACTGTGACACCATCTTCATTCATTTTTCTTAAAACCAATTTGTCTCCCTTTTTAACAGGAACAATTGGGGAACAGAACACATTAATTTGTTGATTAATAGGATTGTTTGCAGAAGCCATAACATCTGATTGGTCGGGTTTCGGCTTAAAAGATATTTTGCAAGACTGTGCTGTTACTGAAGCCGTTGGAGATATAATGTTTGCTGTAGAATTATTAGCTTTTCTAACCAATGTTAAAGGGTAAATGTCCATCTCATCTATATATGTCATTTCAATATATTTTTGATATGAACCAATCTTAATTTTTTTCATTGGCTTCTCCGTTCATTATTCTGCTTTATCAGTTTTCTTTGATTTTGTTTCTTTAATTTCTTCTTCAAAAATGTGACAACCTTTAAGAACAAATTGTTCAAGGTCTTCTTTAGCACATTCAAAAGGAGTGTTTGCTGGAATCTTTTTTCCATCATATTTTACTAATTGTTGTAAGATTATTTTTGGCATCTTATTTTCCTTTATAAATTATTATTATAGTTATCGTTAAACTCATCTCCGTTGGCTACTATACCACCACGGACACCTGATTCGTTATAACAATCGTAGAAGTCTCTTTCAATAAGAATTCCTTCTTCTGTTTCTTTATTATTCATTTTTCTATCATTTGCAAATATACCACTTGTAAATGCATAAGGGATTACATCACCTTCAGGAGATAATGCATCTTCTAATACACCCCTACGTTCTTTAGCAATTGTGCACCAAGATAGTCCCGATGTTACTCCACCTTTAACTCTTGTGTCTCCAACTTCTATTTCAAGACCATTAAGACTGCATTCTTTCATACATCTAGCTTCACATGCGTACACACTAGCCCATAATATATCGCCTTTACCCTTGCTTATACAATATTGTAATTCTGCATCTTCAAATTCATAATCATTTTCGTTGACATCTTGTAGTTCAAATCTTAATTTTCCAATGTCTGTGTTTAAGTTATATGTAAATGTCATTATAAATTCCTGTCTATAAATTATGTAGCTTGATAACCTTGTGCATTGAATAAAATGTTAGCACCTGTTGTTCCACAGTTAACATTTAATGCTGTAGCTGGAGTTGTTTGTAACGGTGTAAGAAAGTCCATTACTGCTGGCATTGCCATAGTTGCAGGAGCATTTAATGTAAGTAATACTGTAGCACCACTTAATATAATTATTGTAGATGCTGTAGCACCTGTATTTTGGTATTGTATACCTGTAAGATAATTTTTAACACCCATTGCACCAGCAGTCTTAATTGCTGTCGCTGTAGTATTTGTTAATGTGCCTGTAGTCGTATACATTAAGCCTGTAGTCGTTGAAGCACTGTTACTTGTTAATCCCATTGATTTCTCCTATGATTAAGATAGTGCTCCCAAGGCTGTAGCCTGAAGACCATCTAAAACTATTTCTGTTGTTGAACCACTTACTTGTGTGATATAAATATATGTTGGTAATATAGTACTGAAAGCACAATAACCTGACACATTAGCATCCCCAGCAGATACTATCATTTGGGTTTGGAGTGTTGGTTGTGTTAAACTTCCTGAACTGCCCAAGTTTACTATTCCACCATTTATAAAAATTGATGGTGAAAATACACCTAAAGCTAAATCACTGTTTATGTAATCTATTCTATATAGTGTGTTCAAGTTGATTGCTTGTTTATTTGTTATTGGCATCTATTTCTCCGTCTTCTAATTCTTTTTTAACTGGAATAACTTTTTCTAATTTCTCAAACATTTCTTTGCTTACAGCACTTGCATGATGAGGTATATATTCGTCAGTCTTTTCTTTATATAATGCTCTTAATTCTGAATAAGTCATGCCCTTTGTTTTAGCATAAGCTGTATAAGAAACTTTTTCTTCTTTTTCTTCTGTCTTTTTTATTGATTTTTTTACCCAACCTCTTTTAACATAAAGAACTTTATACTCATCTGATAAATCAGAGAAGTCTACTAAATCGTTAAGACCATATATTTTGTCTCCGAATTCTTTATAAGAAATTGTGCATACATATTCATAATGTTCTTCAGGTAATTGATATACTTTACCATTACTTAAAAATACCTTATGCAACCTATTGTTTGGATTTAAAGAGAATATATCTCCTTTTTCAAATTTTACCCCTAAGTGTAGGAATGGTCTATTAACAACACATTCTATCTTAGCATCATACTTACTCATTTTTCCTCTTTCTAGTGACCTTTATCACCGCTTAATAAAAAATGGGGAGAAATTAATCTCCCCAAAATATTATCGCTTAATTATTAATTACTGATTATACAACTGTGTTGAACAAGTAACCTAAGTTTGGCGCTGGAACTACCATTGCAAATCTTAATTTCAATTTCAATACTTTTGAATCAGTATCTTCATCGAAGTAAGGGTTTGTAATACCAATACCTTTAGCATCCATAACATCTTCAGCATAGTTTCTGATGATGATTAAACCAGCGTTAGGGTTTTGTTCTGGAGCTGTAGGGTTTTTAACATAAAGTAAGCAAAAACCTGTTAAAGTTGTTTGTCTAAGTATGTGTATTTCCTTTAAACCTAAGATGTTTGCCAATTGTTCAGCTTGAGTAAGAACACGTAATGTGTCTACTGATAATCTGTCGATGATTATTGCGTTTTCAAGCAATGCTAAGAAAACATCTTCTGTCATCAATGCACAATCTGCAATACCTTGACCAGCTTTACGGACAGAAACTTGTGCGTTTCTAATGTCTGTAATTGGGTTTCCTGTTCCAGACCATTTGTTGGTTGGAGCATAATCTGTTCCCCAAAGACCAGTTACCAAGTAAGTTGATGCTAATTGGTATTCCAATGTTTTTAAACCTTGGTCATACAAGAAGTTAGCACCTGTTTGAAGAATGTCTCCACCCAATTCGTTTTCGTGTTCGATTGGAAGAGAATATTTCAATCCATATTGCTTACATAAGTATGCTTGTTCACTTACGTTAAGTGTAACGTTTTTATAAGAAGCCCCTGGCTTTCTTACTTCTACCGCAAATGTGTTTAAGTCTGCGATGTTAAAGTATTTATAAGTCCCTTTAAGACTGTTAGCTAACACGATTGGGAAAACTTTTGTTGCGACATATAAGTCTTGATTTGCAACTTGAGCAACCGCACCAAGTGTTAGCGGTTTTGAGAATACTACTCCTGTTTCTGTTGTCATTTTAATATACCTTTCTTAATTGTTATTACTGTGTATCTACTGATTAGATGAATGCTCTTTGGCTAACTACTTCAACTTCAATCATGTTTCCTGCTGTTCCTGCTTCATTAGCAATTGCAACAACAACATCTGTTCCTGCTGAAGCTATGATTAAAGCACCGTTAGCATCAACTTTTAAAGGAGCGAATGCTGTGGCACCACCTGTACCAAGTATAGCTTTTACAAATCCACCATATTGAATTGCTACTGGAGTATTAACTCCGAATCCACCATCAACTACGATACCTCTTGCTTTTGCGTTAAGTCCAGCTAAAGCTACTACTGATGTGTTTAATACTTTTGTGTTTGTTGTCCCTACTACTGCATAACCTAACTTAGTAGATAAGTCTGTAGATGCAATATAAGTTTTTACGAATTCTGTGTTTGACATAATTTTTTAATTCCTTCCAATTATTATTATTCTTACTTATTTTATATTTTCATAGATTGCTTTTTTAAGTTCAGGATTTTCATTTAGAACTTCGTTATAAGCTGTTGCTTCTGAAATTTTCTTTTCTTCCATTTTTTCTTTTGTCAACTGGTCTACTTTTTCTTCAACTGTTTGAGTTGTTTTTTCAGGATTAAGACCGTCTTCATTTAAACTATC